GTCGCAGTGAGCTCGGTCTGCCCGTCGGCGGTGACTTTCAGCTGGGCGATCTGGTTGTCGTTGACCGAGAATTCCCAGTCGGTGATCTTGACGCCGGTGTAGGTGAAGGGCTGGACGGTGACGCCGGAGATCTGCGGCCGGCCGACCTGGCAGGTCAGGAACTGGCCGGCCTTGGACCCGTTGACGTGGACCTGCTGGAACGCGGTCCCCAGGACCAGGGTCGGGGTGGTGAACGCGGAGCCGAGGGCGTACTTCCACCAGAACCCCATGCTGTCGGCGACCGCGGTCGGCGCCTCGCCAGAGGTGTGCTCCATCGTCAGGTCGCCGTTGACATCGGCCTGGGACACGACTGTGCGGGTGGCCCGGTTGTAGGCCTGCCCGGCCTTCAGTCCCTGGCCGTCGAGGAACGCCGGGTTGTAGACGAAGTTCTCTGACAGGAACTCGTAGAAGTGGGTGACGGTGACCGGCGTCCCGTAGGTGACCTCGGCCACGGCCCCGACCTGCCCGGACAGTCCGCTCGCATAGACCGGCATCAGACGACCGCCTTCCCGCTCGTGTCGTCAGCCTTCGGGCTGCCCTTCGGCGCCCTGGAGTCGGTGACGGGTTCCCACCGGTTAGGCGGCCAGACGATAGGGGACTCGCCGTCGGCCTGGACGTCCGGGACCTCGACTACCTCGTCCGCCTCAACGACCCGGTCGAGCAGCGGCACGTCCAGCGGTCCCCCGCTGATGTTCTTCACCTTCGACATCGCTGCCTCTCTATCCGCCGATGCGGTTCTTGAATGTCAGGTCGAACGCGACCCGGGCCGCCGGGCCCCGGTCGGTGGCCAGCTGTGTCAGCGCCCCGGCCGTCATCCCCGGCGCCGGGAACAGCACGTTCCCGCCGAACTGGGTGCTGTCGGCCTGCATCAGCGTCTCCACGGCGGCGACGATGCCGAACACCGCGACCCGCTGCACGGCCAGGGAGTCGCCCCCGCCCCACGCCACGGCGCAGCAGTGGATGGTGACGGTCTCGTTGCGGCCCCGGCGGCCGAGCGCGGCCCATTCCTGGGTGAAGCTCGCCGCCTGCTGGTTGGGGACGGACGGGTCGGACATGCCGACCCACAGGATCAGGGACTCGGGGTCGGCGGTGATGACCTGCCCGTCGTAGACGGCGACCTTCGGCGTCGCCTGGCCCAGGGTGGCAGCGTTCGTGAACAGCGCGATCAGGTAGTCGATCAGCGCGGGGAGGCGGGAGGTGACCGTCATGCGACCACCGGCCTGGGCGGTCCGAGCCACTCCTTCACTTTGGCGGGGACGGTGAAAAACTCGCCCGGGGCCCTGAAGTGCTCCTCGGGGCCGATCACGCCGCCCATGCCCATCCCGGCCGCGGGGCCGCGCTGGGTTTCCCACACGTGCGCGAGCATGACCAGGGCGCCGCGCCGGTAGTTCGCCAGAACCTGCTGGTACCCGGCGACGTAGGTGACGTCGACCAGGCCGGTGACCGGGACGCCGCCCATCACCCGCACCACCCCGGCCGCGGACACCCGCATCTGGGTCACGTCCCACGTCACCGAGCCGTCCCAGGACACGACGGAGGTCAGGGAGATCACCGGCGCCGACCAGACCCGGAAGCTGCGCCGCCCGCCGAACGGGGGTCCGCACAGGTCGAGCTCGTCGGTGACCACCCGGCGGACGATGACCTCGTGCTTGTAGTCCTCCAGGGCGCCGGTGACGCCGGCGATGTAGTCGCGGAGCAGGTCATCGTTCGCGTGGTCGGTGAGCGGCATCTTCAGCTGGTTTTTCGCGTCGGTCAGGCTGACGATGGCGGGCCACGGGGTGGGGGAGACGTCGAACTCGTCGTCGAAGGAGGTGACCGGCCCGGTGGTGACGGCGTGGGCGGTGTACCGGCCGGGGATCGTGGTCTGGTAGGCGAGCCGGTACTGGCCGGGGACCGCGGTGTCGGTGATCGCGGGCGTGGCCGTGGTCGCGTCGGGCAGGGTGATCGTCAGGGTGGCCGTGGCCGCGTGCGCTAGCACGCCGCTGGCGTCGAGGACGTCGAACGCGATGCCGTAGATGCCGCCTGCGCTGATCACGGAAACTCGCCTCCCTGCGCTCTCGGGATGGTCATGGTGCCCGCGACGGCGTGAGCCCCGGTCGTGGTGGCGTCGCCCGCCTGTGCGGCGGGGAGCGCCATAGCGGCGTGGCGGGCGGTGCCGTAGGTGACCGGTCCCGTGCCGGCCGCCGTGCCGGCCAGGGTGACCGAGCCCGCGGCCGTCGCTGCTGCCCGCGCCGCTGCCGTGCCGGTGAGGGCCAGGAGCCCGGCCGCCGCGGCTGCCGCCCGTGCTGCGCCGCTGCCCGCCAGCGTGACCGTGCCGCCCGCGGCGGCGGATGCCTGAGCGGTGGCCGTGCCGGCGAGGGTGAGCGCCCCGGCCGCGGTGGTGCCAGGCCCGGACGCAGTCGCCGTGCCGGCGATGGTGAGCAGCCCGGCCGCCGCGGCTGGCGCCTGCGCCGCGGCCGTGCCGGCCACGGCCAGTGCGCCTGCGGCCGTGACAGCGGCCCGCGCGGTCGCGGTGCCGGCGATGGCCAGCGACCCGGCGGCGGTGACCGGCGCGGCGGCGGCGGATGCTCCCGTCAGGGTGATGCTGCCAGCGGCGGTGACGGGCGCCGCGGCGGTGGCCGCGCCGGTGATGGCCAGTGCGCCTGCGGCGGTGGTGCCGGGGCCTGCCGCGGTGGCCGTGCCCGCCAGGGTCACGGCGCCGGCCGCGGCGGCCGGCGCGGCAGCGGCGGCCAGCCCGCCCAGCGACACGCTCCCGGCCGCAGTCGCCGGGGCCTGCCCGGCGGCCGCACCCGAGATATCCAGCGTCCCGGCGGCGGCCGCGGCGGCCGCTGCGGGCTGGTCTTCCTCCAGCCGCAGAGCCATCCCGGCGGCGAGCTCGACGATCAGGTGGTTCGGGAGGAGCCTCGGGCCGGGGTCGGGTGCGCTCGCGGACGCGATCCACACCCCGGCGTAGTCGCCGCCCGAGGCGTTCGCCTTGACCATCTGGGCCCAGGCCAGGCCGCCGCCCGACACGGTCATCGTGGTGACGCCCGCCCCGCCGTCAGACGACACCAGCGCCACCAGCAGCGCGCCGGCGGGGGGCGTGAACGCGCTGCACGACACCGACGTGCCGCCCGTGTTCACCGCCACCGGCGGCGCGCTGGCGTCCTCGGTGATCGTGCCCGCCGCCAGGACCTCCAGCAGCGCCACGCCGCCCGCCGTGCTCGAGGTGAACCCGTGCAGCGTCGCGCCAGGCGTCCCCGTCGCCGACGTCGCACTGAACGTCAGGTACTGCTCGGAGTTCACGCCGTCGGCGCTGGAGTCAACCGAGGTGGACAGGGGCTCAGCGGTGTAGGTGCCGTTCGGTGTCGCCACCGCCGCGCCGTACACCTTCGAGCCCGTCACCGTGGTCGTGATCGTGGCGTGCTGCGCGGAGGCCGCCGACAGCGTGGCGCCCGTCTGCGCGGCGGCAGCGCCGGTCAGGACCTTGATGCGCAGCAGGATGCCGTTCGCCCCGCCCGCCGACGCCGCGGTGATGACCGGGTCACCGGGCGGGGGGGCCTGCGCCACCCACACGCCCGCGTAGTCCTGCCCGGACGGGTTCTGCTCCACCAGCGGCGACCACGTGACCCCGCCGCCCGACACGGTCATGCTCGTCGTGCCGCCGCCGCCGTCAGACGCGACCAGCGCCACCAGCAGCGCGCCGTCAGGCGGGATGAAGGCCGCCGACGTCACCGCCAGCGCCGCCGTCGTCGACGCCACGGGCGGGCCGGAGGAGTCCTCGGAGATCGGCAGGCCCGAGCCGTCCGGCAGGATCTCCGCCAGCGCCACCCCGCCGGAGTTCGAGCCGCCGTCCCCGACGGTGACCGTCCCGGGCGTGCCCGTCGCCGCCGACGCCCGGAAGGTCAGGTACTCCTCGCCGTTGACGCCGTCCGCGACGTCGTCGATCTCGGTGGTGCCCGCCACCGGCGAGTAGGACCCGTTAGGGCTCGCGACCGCCGCGCCGTACACCCGCGACGCCGTCACCGTCGTCGTGATCGCCGTGTTCTGCAGCGTCGGCGCCCCGGCCGTCGCCCCGTTCTGCAGGCTGGCCGCGTTGTTCAGGACCAGGAGCCTGCACCTTCGCCCGTTAGCGGTCGCGCCGCCCTGCTGCGCGGTGACGGTGACCGCCACTGCCCGTCACCGCCTCACCGGGAGAAGGTGCAGGCTAGACGACGCCGGTCAGCAGCTTGGCGCTGAACAGGAAGTCGTTGTTAGCCGCGACGAACGCCTGCCCGTTCGCCACGCGGAACAGCGAGTTACCCGTGCTGCCCAGGTCGAGGAACCCGTTCTTCATGAGGGTCACTTCCGCCTGCGTGTACCCCAGCGCGATCATCGCCGCGTCGGTCAGGGTCGCGTAGTTCTGCAGCTTGAAGCAGAACGCTGAGCAGTTGATCAGCGAGTCACGCACCGCGACGACCAGCGACCCCGCGCGCGAGTCGATGTCGGACTTGGAGGTCGGGAATCCCACGGACATGGCAGTCCTCTCTAGCTGGCAGCGAGCACGGACAGGTAGTTGCAGGTGATCGTGTTGCTCGCGCTGGAGGTGCCCCACGCCGCGCCGACGCCGACCGCGCGCGCCACCGTGGTATCGACGGTGACCGTCCGCAGCGCCTTGGTAACCGGGATCGGCACGCTGGTGTTGAACGCCGTCAGCGACGAGCCGAGGTCAAGCGTCCCGGCGCCCTGGAAGCTGCCCGCCGAGCCGGTAGCGCGCAGCCGGCCCCGCCACATCAGGTGCCACGGCACGCCCGTCACCCCGGACGCCGTGGTGATCACCGACGACTGCGCCAGGATCGACGCCGGGGCGCCCCCGGCCGCGCCGTTGAACCAGACGCCCAGCGACAGGGTCGGCGTGCCGGTGTTCGAGAACTCGCCGAACGCCTCGATGAACAGGTCCAGGCCGACGTCCATCATCTGCGCCGGGATCACCAGCTGCGGCAGCGGGGAGATGTCCTGGAACGTGGTGAACGACGCGAACGGCGCACCGTCCGCCACGTGCAGCGGCGTCAGCGGCGCGGCCAGCGCAATGCGCATGTCAGGACCCTCCTACGAGGCGGTCAGGGTGATCGCGCCGGACGCGACCGTGATCGACGCCGCCGTGACCGACGCGCCGAGCTGCGCGCCGATGCCATACGGGGCAGCCGCGTACGTCGCGGACCCCCACCCGGCCAGCCAGGTGACCGCGATCGTGCCCAGCGTGGCGAACGTCAGCGCAGTCGAGTTCGTCTTCGCCCCGCCGCTGGCCCCGTTCCACGTGCAGGCCTGCCGGGCGTAGGAGCCTGAGTTCGCGTTCTCCGACGTGCCGGTCGTACCCGGGTCAGCGGTATGCAGGGCCACGGCCAGGATCTGGTTGACGAATGTCCGGGTGCCGGCTGTGCCTGCAGCGTCCAGGCCGTCGAGCGCCTGCAGCTTGGCTGTCGCCCCGAGGTCGGTCATCTCAGCCCTCCCGCCTCAGCGCGCCGCACTCGCCGGCGCACTCATGGACGAACGGGTCACCCGGCGCGTGATCAGGGTGGCCCCGCTCCTCGTGGATGAGGCCGATCAGGTGCGCCACCTCGCCCGCGTGCTCCGGGCCGGCCACCTCGATCACCTGGTCCGACACGTCATAGACGGTGCCGTCCGACGTAGTGACCGGGCCGTACGCCTTACCGGTGATCACCACGTGCCCGCCCGACTCGTAATGGAAGTGCGGGGTGCCGTCGTCGTTCTGCCCGAGGTAGGTCTTCGTGATCACCGTCAGGTCACCTTTCCTGGTTTCGCCGCCACGGCGCGCACGTCCGCGGGTGACGGCTGCACGTCCACCACCACGTCCGCCCAGCCCGCCCCGGCCAGCACCCGCCCCAGCTCAGCCGGGCGGATGTTCGCGTAATGCTCGCCGGGCAGCAGCCGGAACTCCCCGTCCGCACCGGAATGCGGCGGGCGGCCCGGCGCCGCCGTCGTCACGATCAGCCGCCCGCCCGGCGCGCACGCCGCGAACGCGGTACGGCAGATCGCCCGCCACCCCGCCGCGTGCTCGAAGCACTCGGTTGAGAGCACGACATCCCACCGCTGATCGCCGGGGTCCCAGGTAGCCGCGTCGGCCACGATGTCGACGCCGTCACCGGGACGGATGTCCAGCACGGTGATGGCCGCATTGGGGAACAGCGAGTCGCAATTGCCGTTCACATCGCGGCCCCCGATGTCCAGCACCGTCACCGGCTCATCGGTCGCATGCCTCGCGATCCACTCCATCGCCGCGTCATGCACTGTGCACCTCGGAAAGATGATTGGATATCGTCATGACTAAATATGCCGATATCCCAGACGGGTTTAAGCACTGCCGGGGTTACGGCCGCGCTGAACATGTCGCGCCGAAATCGCAATTCACGGCGAACCGCGCCGCGGGCGACGGCCTCCAGAAACTCTGCACCGGCTGTCAGTCAGCCTCCATGCGCGCCTACCGGGAGCGCATGAAAGCCCGGTCCGCCGAAGCGGTCGCCCTGTGTCAGGCATCAGGAACCAAGTGCTGCAAGCGATGCCAGCGGGTCGGCCGTGAACCCGTCCGGCCGATCACCGACTTCTACGTGGCACGCGACCAGCGCGACGGCAAGCGCCCTGAGTGCAAGGACTGCGTCCGCGAACTGCGCTGGATCAGTTACGGCATCGTCGGCATGACTGTCGAGCGATTCGGCCTCATGCTGGCCGAGCAGGGCGGCCGGTGCGCCATCCCCAGCTGCCAGAGCCGGACCGGTTACCGGGTCCTGGACGTTGACCATGACCACATCACTGGCGAGGTACGCGGCCTCGTCTGCCGGGCCTGCAATGTGGTGCTCGGCAGCTGCGCGGAATCGGTGCAGATCCTCAGGGAGATGATCGACTATCTGAGCCGTACTTCTGTAGCCGTTCCCTGAACAGCGCCTTATCCGCCTCCACGTGAGACTGCCCGAGGCGGTACGTGTCGTCATCTTTCGCCAGGCCCCAGAGTGGGTGCATGTGCTCCACTTTGGAGTGAAACGCCATCGTCCAGGCACCGCGCTGCTTCGCGGCGTCAACGATTTCCTGATCAACGAACCAGTGCCGGTACCCCTCGTGCGCCACGACGCCCGGGCCGTCCCACGACGCGCCCACCTCGTCGGCGTAGGCGCGGCGGACCAGCGGGTGCGGCGAGTGATCGCCGGCCAGGACCCGCGGGTTATGCAGGTCATTGGTGCCGACCACGTCCGCGCCGTCACGCGCCGCGTGCTGCGCCTGGTCCAGCCACCCCGGGTGGAACCGCACGTCATCGCCGGCGAGGAGCATCCACGGCTCCTGCGTGGCGCGGTAGCCGATGTTGACCTTCTCCGCGAACGTCCCCGGGTGGTCACCGCCAGCGGTGACCAGGACGATGGCCCCTGCCTCTTTCCACGCCGCGGCGGTGTCCCCGTCATCAATGTCAGCGACCGCGTAAACCCTCGCCAGCGGGGCGCCCGACGCGGCCAGGGACTCCATGAACGGCGCCGCGGCCTGCGGCCGGCCCAGCACCGGGACGATCACCGCCGTGGCCTCCGTCGCCGGGGGCACCTGCGGGTGCAGCTGCGACAGGGCGACCTGCCCGTAGTAGTCATCCTCGGCCAGCCACAGGATCTTCTGGTGCGTCGTCTTCACGCCGGTGTGCACGTGGACCGGGATGTCCAGCGCACCCGCGCGCAGGCACATGCTCAGGTCCTCGGACAGCAGCTGGCCGGTCGTCGTGTTCGGCACCCGGTCATACCAGGAGCCGAGCTTAGGATTCGCTGTCCGGGCGGCCTCCAGCCGCTCGAACACGCTGCGGTGGATCAGCACGCACGCCGCGCCCGTCCCCCCCACCCGCGTCAGCGCGTCCGGT